CGCGCCGCCGCTCACTTCCGTTCCGGCTGAGCTATCAGTAGGCGTAGCAGTCAGCACGCCGAGGTAGTACGTTTTGGCGCTCTTAACCAAGCCGAGCACATACGTTTCCCCGTAATTTGTCAGGCTCATTCTATGTCCTCCTCATGGGCCGCATACTAATATCCTTAGGATAGCGCGCCTGCGTCTCCTGCTGGCTGATGTCCCTTACTGCCTGCCTGTAATACTGTGCCCACATGTCAACGGGCACACTCCCGCGGGTAAAAACCGCGGATTCGACAAGTGAACCGTAGAGGTACAGGTCAGGATGCCGCAGCAGGATTTCATTGTCGGGCTGTTCATCCCCGAGCGGTGGAATTTCAGCGTAGTAGGTCAACTGGAGCTTGCCCGCCTGATCAGGCGTTGGCAAAACGAACAGGTCATTAGCTTCAATCGTGAAGCAGTACGGGCGCCCCGTCTTCTCCAGCAGAAGTGCGTATTCATCAGGGGATGCGTACCACAGATTGACGCTTCCGTTTCCATCGGAAGGCGTCCAGACAATATCCCTCATCTCAAGAAAGACGTCCCATTGCCCCGGCACCCGTTTCATGGGTAAGGGCATCTGCCCTTGCCTCTTAGGAAGGGAGGCATGCGCCCTGTGCTCCATAGCGCGCAGGCGCAGCGTCCGGTTCCCCCGCTGTTCCCACATACGGATGAATACAGGAATACGGTCCGTCAGGTCCTCACGGCCGAGGTAGTCAGCAATCGCCGCCTTCAGGCCCTCATAAGTCGTCAGGTCAGCCATTATACAACCTCATTCGTGGTCCTGAACGCTCTATTCATCGGGTCGTTCAGGAACTTCCTCATGTCGTCGGAGTCATTCAGAATATCGAGCCCCTGTGCCTTCGCTATGTCCACGGCGGCAACGGGGATGCTCGCTACCTTGCGGAACGTGGGCGCGAAGCGGAAACCCTTAAAGCGGTCACGGTCACGGGCCGCCCTGTTCAGGCGCAGAATGTCCGTAACGTCTTGCTCACGGAAGAGGCGGAAGTCATCCGTCACATAATCCGTCACGCCATCATCGCGGCGCTCAAGGACTTGCCCGGCTTTTCCCTGTTGAAGATTGACGCTCATGTATCCTCCAAAGGGGGCCCGCCAGAAGGCAGGCCCCACAAAAAGCTAGGCGGCCTTCAGGTCTGCCAGCACACCGGAAGAGGCTTCGTTGCGGGCCTCCAGAGTAGCTTCCGCCACAATAAAGCCCTTTTCAGAATCGCCGGTCACGGCGAGGCGCTGTTCCTGGAACGGGCGCAGGTACGCCACCTTCCAGTACTCAGGATCGAGAACGAAAGCGCAGGCCTTGGAATACGTCACATAAGCCTGAACCCTGTTCGGGACGAGCTTCAGGGAGCCAAAATCGGAAACGTAGACGTCGATGACGGCCGTAGCCTTCTTCATCTCCGCTTTTTCCATCTTGGTACTTCCGCCGGTCAGCACCTCAGACATTTTTACCCTAATATCCGGCGCCATCATAATTGTATTCGGATTGCCGCCGGCGTTGTAAATACTGGTGAGCAGGGCTTTCAGCAGGGCCTCAGTAGGCACACGGGCCGTACCGGCCGTGCATGCGGTAGAAGACGTTGCGGCCGTGCCGGAAGCGCCGCCCGCAAAGTTAGTTGTGAGCCAGCAGGGAAGGCCCGTCATCAGCCTGCCGCTTGTGCTTTCACCGGCGGAAAGCTGGTTGCTCAGAAGGGCAAATTCGAGGTCCTTCTTAATCTCTTTCATCCGGAGGGCCATCTGATGAGTGTACTGCTTGGTTACGCCATTCTGCACAACGGCCTGCGCCGTGCCGGATACGCTAACGGCCTTCATCAGGATCTGGGTCTTGTTGCTCAGTTCAGTAGTGTTGGAGCCGGCGAAAGTGGTAACGTCAATACCTTCTTTCTGCGCGTTGGAGCCGGGGGCCGTCAGGGCGTCCGTCTGCCATTCATGCAGGGTCTGGGACGCGGTAGTACGGCCGCACATAGTCAGAAAGGGCGTATCCGTAGGGGATACGTCGAAAATCAGTTTGGAGAGATCGCGGGGCTTACCATTTACACTGGCATCCTTAATCTGTCCGCTAACAACAGCCATAAGTTAATCCTCCTACTAGTCCATGGCCGCGAGAGCGGCCGCAAGTGCATCTGTGCTGTTCGGGTTCTTGTAGAATTTGGCGAACGCCTGCTTCTGGACGGAAGCGGTGTCGTCCTTCACGCCGGAAGGGGCCTGTACCTTGGGGGCTTCCGCTACTTTCTGCGCGGCGGCGGCGCGGGCCTTTGCCATTTTGTCGTAGAGCATGGCCTTCGTGACAAGTTCCAGCTCGTACCCCTTGGACAGGCTGTTAATAGCTTTGTCCGGAACGCCCGCGTCCTTCATGTATTTGTAGACTTCCGCTGTGTACGTTTTGCCGTTGTAGCCGTCCCCGATAAGGGCACGGATTTTAGGCTCAACAGTCTGATACTCAGCGGAGAGGGCCTGCTGATATTCCTGCGCGCGTTTGGCGGCTACCGCCTGCGCCGTCTGCCTGATACGGGCGCCGAGCGCCTGCACGGCATCCGTGCGCTTCTGAACTTCACGCGCCATTCTGATGTACTCAGACGGGTTCTGTTCGCTCAGGGCCTGCCAGTCGATACCGGCATACTCAGCCTTGACGAGCTCATCTATAAGCTGGTTTGCCTGCCCGAGCAGAGCAGCCGCGGCGTTAATCTGGTTGTCACGGTCGGCGCGTTCATTAAGGACGGTCTGCCGCTCCTGCGTTATGGCCTGCGCGTTGGCTTCAGCCATGGCATGCACGGCCGAACGGGCGTCAGGGGCAAGTTTGTCCCAGGTATCAGCGTTAAAGCCTTCCGGCATGGGGACTTCGGCCTGTTCAGTCGGGACGGCCGGCTGCCCCTGCCCTTCGTCTTCCCCATCCTGCCCGGCGTCATCCGGGCGGTCGTCCTGTTTGGGGGCGGCCTCTTCGGAGCTATCTCCGGCGGCGGTATCATCCCCGTTCAGGGCGGAGGCTATATCGTCCACACTCTCAAGCGGGGACGGTTCAGTGGAAGCGGGAGAAGGGGTGTTTTCAATAGCCGTGTCCACGGTCTGATCGCCATTCTTCATAACTTAACCTCTACATAATTTTTTGATTTTATTCAACATTTGCAGGAATACGTTGTCTTTGGTGGAAAAAGCCACATCCTCAAGCGTTTGAAGGAGGCAGGCCTGTACCCTGTGGAGCGCCTGAAGGTCACGCCACAGGGCTTCACGTTCTCTGGGGGACTGTTCCCCCTTCCAGCGAGAGCATATGCCGTGCTCCACCTTTTTTACGGCCCCGATAAAAACGGAGCTGGTCAGGATGCGATACGCCATTTCGGCGTTTTCTCTTTCTTTCTGCGTGGCCGTCATACGGACTGCCCCCTAATGTCGGTAAGACCGGGGCCTCTTTGTCCCTGCAGGAGGCGGGCGTAATCAAGATGTTTTTCCAGCTGCATTTCCTGCGCTTTAAGGGCGGCGTTCGCCTGTACCTTAGCGGCCTGCACGGTAGCGTCAGACTGCACTTTTGCGGCCTTGCCGGACGCGTCATTCTGTGCCTGCGCCTGCTTAATCTGCATATCGAGCTGGGCTTTCTGGAGCGCGGTTTGCGCCTTGACCTTTTCTACCTGGGCTTTTGCCGCGGTGAGCGGGTCCATGCCCTGCCCGGCCTGTTTCTGCTGGAGAACAAGCTGTTCAGCACGTTTCGCGTCCTCTTCCGTCCCGAAGAAGCGTTCCGGCGCTTCCAGTCCGGCCGCCTCCACCATCTTATGGCACGTGTAGATGACGTTGCTTAGGCGCACGGGAGACGCCGTACTCAGCTGCGCAATAAAGGACTGCTGGATCTGGAGTATCTGCTGATAGGCGGCAAGCATCTTCTGCCTGCTGCCTGTGCCGAGTCCCACGGCTACGGATATGTCCATATCCGGGTCCCACTTGCGCGGATCAAAATTCATGAAGCGGCCCTTAAGGCGCACCTGCACGGCCTTGTCATGGTAACGGTGCAGGAGGTTCAGCACGTACCGGCCAAGCGGCTTGAAAAACATCTCTGCGTAGACGCGTGCTATCATCTCCAGCCGCTGATTGATCGCCTCTTCCATGATAGACGCGCCCGTAGCGGTCTACTGGAGGGTATCAGCGTCAAGGCTCTGCGTGCGGGACGTGACGCCGGAACGCCGCTCCACGAGCTGATCCGTCAGCTGGAGGCCCTGCACGGCCTCACCCGCAGAGCTGTTCACCGGAAGCGGCGTAATAGAAGCGCCTCCACGCACGCGGTACAGAGCGCCGGGTTTGCGCGACAGAAGCGAATCAATATCAGCCCACCCCGTTTGGTTAGGGCCGTAATCGACTACGAGCTCACCGGAGTTGGCGTAGCTCAGGGCGTCCAGATACGAACGCGTCAGGTCAGTACGCAGATCCTGCACATCGGCTACGAGGTCAGCTAGGCAGAGCCCCACCACCTGATGCGGCATAGGGACGGAACAGGCCGCGAAAAGCGGCGCGCGGTACAGCGGCCACTCTTCCACAGAAAGGATCTTCGTGTCCGAGCCATCGCCCACATATACGACCTTCGCCTTCTCAGCCATGCCGTCGCCGTTCAGGTCGACGTCCAGCCAGGCCTCATAGACTTTGAAGCGCCGGTTCTCGAAACTTTCTGTTTCGTCCGTGCCGTCAGCGGCGGAGTTGACACGCTGGCCTATGCTCTTTTCTTCAGGGGCATCATCCGCCCCGTAGACGGGGAGATCCTCCAGCGTCTCACGCCTGTACCCTTCCTGCATGAGCTGCGTGACCGTCCTGACTTCCCAGTGTGCAATGAAGCGTGCATGCTCCACGTCCTCAGCGTCAGAGGATACCAGGACGTTTTCTGAAGGCACCGGGTCAAGGCGCACGTCATGCGTGACCGTCTTTGTGCGCACGGTCACGGCGCATGCCATACCGCCCGGCATGGACTGGTCGGGGTACTGCTCCACCTCAGCCATGCCCCCACGGGCCTCTGTGTCTGCTATCATCGCCTGCGCTTCCTGCACGGTAAGGCCGGTGAAGCGCTCCATAGTCTGATGCTCTTCCCGCGGCGCGTGCGCGAGGCACCACCCCACACGCTGATACAGGCCATCCTTGAGCGTGTCATGTATCAGGCGAAACATGCTGCGCCCGAAAACCACCTGATTGACATAGAGTGTGGCATCAGCGGCGGCCTGCTCCTGCGCGGGCGTGCGAGGCTCAAAGCGGATAATTTCATCCCCCCCGGCGAACACGCGCATAAGCCCAGGCATCGCCCACTCTATCGTCTCCATCACGGTACGGTCTACGTAGGTAGAGAGGCAGCGTTTCTCGCGGTCATCGTCCACGCCGTAGCCGTAGCCCAGATAGCGCTTTTTGAGCTTCGCGCGGTCGCTGGATAGCTGCCCGCTAGGCGTACCTATAGCGGAAGCGCTTTCCCTGATGATAATCTTGCGTACTTTGTCTTCTATATCTCTCAGCATATAATAAGCCTTGTCCCCCGTCTCAGGGGCTCCATAGCCCCAGTGTCTGTACGTACGAAGCCCACGGCAGCATACCGCATGGCGTCCGCACCGTGAGAAGTCCAGTCATGCAGCGGCTGCGTGCGGAAGCACTGGTGCTCCTCGTCGTACTCTCTCTGATAGCCCCACAGGGCGGAAAGACCCTGCGCGCACGTATCCTTGTCGATATAGGAGCAGGCCAGCACCTGCCGGACACTCTCTATGCCGTCCATGACGGGCAGCTGCGGCGCGGCCGTGAAGCCGATACCCAGCCGGCGGGCCGTCTCAAGGCGGGTCACGCCCGTACCCAGCTCACGCACGGCTATGTCGTGCGGCGC